CTTTAACTAATAAAGTATTTTATCGAAGACGATACTCCTATCCTAAACTAATAATAACATAGTATTACTAGCGATAAAACCCGTCTAACTCAGAAATTTGACTATTTTCTTGATTATTCACTAGAATTGCTTCCATTTGCTTCTTTTCTTACTTGCTCTACGGCTGTTTGACCGTTCGTCATTCCGCTATTTAACTCTTTACTGTCTTCGCCAATACCATAAATATCAGGATTCTCTTCTCTATCGGCTTTTATCTTTGCTATCTTATCTTGAATCTCTTTAGTACCAGTTCTCTCTAAAGCTCCTTCTCTATCTTCTAGACCCATCTGCATTTCTTGCTGAATCTTCTGAAGCTCGATTAACTCGTCTTTAGGTAGAGTCTCAGGCATATTAATTTCAGTATCATAAAATAACTTTCTATTCATACCTTCTGGAATAGTAATTAAGTTATGGTACTCTGCTATATAAACAATTATTTTATTAACTTCTTCTAAAGATAACTTAGATTGGTTTCTCTTTACGCGCACTCTTTCGATTATAGGCATGTTAGCGAACTGTAAAGCGACCCCAGAAGTATTACTGATACTATTATTACCTCCAAGACTCCCTTGAGGTATATTACCAACTTCGTGCATTGACTCTTTGATACCATCAATATATTTATTACTTGCACTTAAATCACTATTTAACTCTAGATTCTTAACGTTAGCGTCAGTAGGGAGACCTCCCCAAACTTTATTTACCCCCTTCTGAAGTTTACTTATCTTCGCGCCAAAAACAACTGTGACTGGAGCAGAGTGATAATCAATAATCTCACTAATATCTGATTTCTTCATATTGATTTCTACATTTAAAGGTATAATGTCCTCTAAATCGCTGACACCGTACTCTCTCCCAGATAAAGGATAGTTCTTTGTTTGCACAAAAGGAATAAAACCATAAGGGTTATCTTTTTCGTCTACTTTCTCGTCTCCCTCCCAAGTAGTTATTTTATCTCTAGTCCAAACTTTCTTATAAACTACTTTCTCTATTTTCTCTTTCTTTAAAATAGGTGAAGAAGTCGTCTTACTAATAGGATATTTGATAACCATTTCCTCTAACTTATCTTTATCGTGCGGGTCAAATTTAGGGAATACAATAACAGACGGCATTACCTGTATTCTAATTTTACCATTAGGGTATAAATCAAAAGGGTCTTCTAATTCTTCTGCTTCATAAAATCTAAGGTGTACCCAAGCGTCTCCAGTAACAGCTTTCTCTTGCCCTATCTCTGTAGCTAAAGATTCTTTCTTATTCTCGTCCCAAACTCTCTCCAAAAATCTCTCTAGAGTTTCGTCGTTATCATTAATAGTTACGTCTTCAAGCTCAGATTTAACTTTAGTATTAAATTCTTTACCAAACTCAAAAGACACAAACTTATTAACAAACGCTCTACAGTAGTTCTCTGTTACCTCTGGCTTATCTTGTGGTGGAATATCTTCCCAATGATAGCCTTCGTAAAAATTCCAATTATGTCTCAATTTCTTAAGTCTCTTACTTTCTTTAGTAGTCAAATCATTATCAATAGCTAATAATAAAGTCTCTAAAGAATTATGACTCTGTTGATATCGTCTTGAAAATTCCATAAACTACCTCCTTCTCGCAGTAATACTATTTCTGCTTCTGTATACTTTGTTGACTTTCTTATCATTCTTAGAAAAGAACGGGTTTTCGTTCCCTACTTCTATCTCATAACTATCTGCTTCTACTTTTGAAGCCCAAACAGCTAAAGCCCAACTGTCAGGATAATCATCTCTAGCACCTCTCTTACTGGGGTGGGAAACAGTTAAATACTGACCTTTGTACTCTTTTCTTAAATCTGCCATCTGCTGTAAAAATAACTCATACTCTCTAGTCTCTTGAGTATTCTCACTACTAGGGTATTTAGCTCTTCCTGACTTAATCTCACTATCTAAATGCTTGTATAATTCACTCTTTGACTTGCGCGTAAACTTATAAGGCACTACTTCACAGTCTACGTTAGCTTGAAGACGGTCTGCGAAGCTTCCCTCAGCAGTAGAGTCTATTACTATTCTACCTATATTAAACTGATGTAAATAGCTAATTATCTCGTCAAACTGAACATTGTAGTTATCATGATTGACTTCTCTCCAATCAACAATCACAGTTTCATAAGCAGTATAACCAGCGTCACCTCTCTCATCTTCCCCTTCAATAATAACAGGATTTTCCCAATCAACTTCTACTATTGTAACGACTGTACTATCGGCACTCTTAGCTAAATCAATACCAGCAGTATACTTCTTCTGTTTACCTTTACTTCTTCTTTCAGCGCTCTTCAATCCATTACGTCTTTCGAATGAGCCAAGTTTAATAAACATTCCTCGCTCTAATACCCAATCAAGGCAATAACTCATTCTAAATTCATCTGAGTTTTCTCCAAGTCTGCGTTTTTCTTTATTAACGTACTTTCTGTACTTATCATTATACTTTGCGGCAATCTCCCAATCATACTCAAAGTGATTCTTATAAGCTATATGATTATCATTATAATCTCTCTTATTTCTATGAATAGCTTCATAAAAGTCTCCTTTATGAGTAGTCGGTGTACCAACTTTAACTATTGTAGAGTTATAAGCAGACCCCATCGGGTGGATAGATTTACGCACTTTAAAGTCTGATATATCTTGAGCTTCTTCACAGATAATAAATTTAAACGATTCTCCCTCAATGTTACTCGTGTCAGAAGCTGAAATAGCGGTAGCGTAACTACCATTAGTCAAAGCAACAGTCTGACCGTTACTCGTGCTAAATTCTAATTTAAAGTCTTTATCTCTAAGTACTGCTATTGCTCTCTTACATTGTAGACGGGACTTCATTCTATTAAATGTTACTTTTGCCTGTCTCTGCCCCGGCGCGAAAATACCAGTCCACATACCGTCAGAATACATTTCAAATCTCTTGTCTCCCTTAAACATAGGCATATTTGCTAACTTCGGTAGAATAATCATCATTCCACCAACAGTAGTAGCTATAGTCTCTGACTTACCTGACTGGCGCGAAAATAAAGCTGTTAACTCAGCCCCATCATTCTCTAAAACACTTCGAATAACTCGTTTAGAAAACTGCTCTTGATAAGGAAAGAACTCTATACCTGAATAAAGCTCACAGAATTGAAATATCTTCTCAATCATAACTTTAGTTTTTATCTTACCTGAAGCATAAACATTAACGTTTAAATGGTCTAAAACTTTTTCGACTTTACTTTTAGCCTCTCCATCTGTTAGTTTAGAATATCTTATTTCTTCTTCAATAAATTCGATATCAATTACCTCCTCTCTAAACAAACACAAAAAGGGTAGAGACTCTCGTTAAAAGAATCTCTACCCTAATTATAACGTAACTATTAAGTTTTATAAACCCTATTCAGCTAAAACTTAGTAAAACTAACTATAACTCTTTAAATTCTACGTCAACTATCAACGGGTCTTTAGGCATATCTTCTACTACAAATACTTCGTTCTCTATCTTTGGGTCGTAATATTTCTCTTTAAATCCTGCTTCTTCTAGCGCTTTATCGACAGCATTTCTAATGCTACTGGGACGGAAACAACAGGTCATTAAACTAATCTTGTCTATTACGACTTTCATTAATTCACCTCATTTAGTTATTTACCGCTCGCTCCAAGCATAGCTTCTCCTCTTTCGCTATCAAACTGAGTAATATCTTCTACTTCTTCTGCTTCAGCGTGATAAGCGTCAATTAAGCTAAACTGTGCGATGGCTTTTCTATAAGGATAGAACTGATATTCTCCGCTCTCAAAAGGGCTACTAACCTCTTTACTAATAACAATGATTTTCCGAGAAGTATTGTTAATTGCAATAAACCATTCTCCTCTATACCCGCTATCTACTACCCCAGCTTTCAGGGACATAGCTAAAGTACCAGTACTACCTCTTTCGCGCAATAAAGCAACTTTACCAATATCAAAAGCAGTAGCAATACCTGTAGGAATCATTACTGTCTCTAGAGGTTGGATAGCTAACTCTTCTTCATCAAAAGCAGGGTAAATATCAAACCCCGCGTCTTCTTCTTTCTTTGTCGGAATAATTGCATCTTCGTGTAACTTCTGTACTTTCAGCATTATTTAGTCTGCTTTAATCGTTTTTTATTTTCTTCATTTTCTATTTTCACAAATAAACCACAATGACAGTCTCTAGTTTTAATAAATTCAGTACAAGGGCAGATAGTATCGTCGCTAATCTCAAACTTACAAGGACAATACCCGTCTTTTCTCTTTAACCCTTGTCTCAGTGTCTCTAACAACTCTTTATCTTCTGTTAGTTTAAACATCACCGTACAGGGCACACTCCCTCTTCGCACCCATCATTATCTAATTCTCTTTCTTTTTGGTGCGCTTTTTCGTATTTATTTACTAAAGAAGGTTTAAAGGTATTCATCTTCTCGGCTAATTCTTCATATTCTTCTTTAGAGCATTCTTCATAAGGCATTAAGTCGTAGAAACTGTCACTATAAGGAAGGAAGGAAACTCCAAACACGTATTCCCAATTATCCCATAACCATTGTTCAACATCGTCCCATTCGTCTTCTCTTACATGTACTGTAATGGAAGCGTTATGGTCTACATATTCTTGCATGAACATTTTATAAGTATCTAATTGCTCTAAAGCTGATACGTCTCCCTTAACTTTACCTTTCGGCGCTTTTACAGGAAATTCTATAACTTTAGTAGTTAAGTCGTCTCCTTCTTGACCTACTTCATTTTTAACATTCCAATCTAAATCTTCAGCAACACTCACTAAATGGTCGTCTGCATTTATTCTTACACGGCGAATATAATAAGGGCTGTGTGAATAGTGTAAACCACTAGAAACAGTAGGCATTTGTGTCTGTGTACCTTCTGGCTTAACAGTAGTTACTAACTCAGGTACTACATCATTCATTTCATTAGCTATTTCTTCAGCACCTTTTCGCGCAACTTTTCTAAGCTCTCTTAAAATCTCAGCTTCTTCTTCTTTACTTAAATCTAGAGCATTCTTCATATCTTGCCAACCCGTTAAGGATAAACCAATAAGTCTGTCTCTCTTATTAACATAGTCCCAAGCAGGAAGCTCAAAATCAACAAGTGCCATTCTATAAGCAGAACGTGCATTTAACTTTTGTGCTTCAAACATTTTCTCTTTATTTAATTCCCCATCTTCAATAAAGGAGAATACATTCAGAGAAACTAAATTACACACTCCATTACTATCTAAAAGTATTTCCATACAAGGGTTAGCTCCTTTAAAGTTCTCTCTTCTAGCGCGACCAACTTCAGCGTTAGCGAATCCAGGCTCTCCAGAATAACGCATTTGCTCAACGTGCCAATGAAGCTGTTCTCTGGAAGGTTTTTCTTCATAA